GTAAAAACCCACATTAACAAAATGACTACAGAAAATACGTTAAAAACAAATCACAATATTCGTGTTGTAAATCTTACAACTGGAGATAACGTTCTTTGTATCTTTGGAGAAATTCCAAATCAAGAGGATCCAAAAAATATTGTAGGATATAAGATGATTTATCCCTACAAACTTTTCTTAGGTGAATTGAATGAAGATGGATCATTCCCAATCAAATACGAAAGATGGTGTCCTTTTAGTCCAATTGAAGAACACAACATGAGTGGCAATCATATCATTAGTGTTGTTTTTCCAGACAATAGTATTCTTGAAAATTATGTAAGTAAACTCAAGCAAGTTGGATTAACTGAAGAACAAATTTTTTATCCTGAGGAGACTGATGGAGATAACAGCGAACCTGTTGAAGATAGCGAATGAGTGGATCATCGCTCAAGTAGAAGAAGTTGATGGGGACACCTTGCCAGGTGACCCTGACTGCATCTTACGCGATCCTTATGTGGTAGACTGTGATGGTGGTATTGACCCATGGCCAGTTTACTCTGATGATAGAGAGGTGGTTGTCAGATCAACTGACATCACCACTCTCGTAAATCCAAGCAAGACACTCCTTGCTCGTTATATTGAATCCCTGCCATCTATTGAATGAAGTTTTACACAAACGTTGAACAAGCTGGCAATCGTTTGCTGGTCCGTGGTTATGAGAATGGCAATCGTTACAGCGTTAGGGTTCCATTTAACCCTACGCTGTATCTGCCTACAAAAAATTATTCTGAATGGAGAACACTTGAAGGTGATTGTGTAGAACCACATAAGTTTGGATCTGTTAGCGAAGCACGTGATTTTGTAAAGCAGTATAAAGATGTTGAAGAATTTAAAATTTATGGCAACTCGCGTTTTTTATATCAATATATTGCTGAACAGCATCCTGAAGAACAAATAAAATTTGATAGCAACAACATTCGTGTCTTTACACTTGACATTGAAACTGCTGCTGAAAATGGATTTCCTAATGTTGATATGGCAGATCAAGAGATTCTTGCTATCAGTGTAAAGGATAGTTTTTCTGGTCGTATCACAGTATTTGGATCACGTCCTTTTAACAATAAGGACAGCATGGTTGACTACATGCATTTTATTTCTGAAGAAAGCATGATGGGTGCTTTTCTTGACTTTTGGCAAGAAAATTATCCAGATGTAATTACAGGATGGAATGTCAGAATGTTTGACTTGCCATATATTCATAATCGTGTTGAGCGTATTCTTGGAGATAAGTTTGTAAAACTTTTGTCTCCATGGAGATTGGTATCTAAACGAGAGATTTATATTCAGGGTCGTAGAAATTATTCTATTGACATGCTTGGTATATCTACTTTGGATTATCTTGAATTATATAAGAAGTTCACTTACACAAACCAAGAGAGTTATCGTCTGGATCATATCTGCTCTGTTGAACTGGGTGAGAAGAAACTCGATCACTCTGAGTTTGACACGTTCAAAGAGTTCTACGAGAACGACTGGCAGAAGTTCATTGAGTACAACATCCATGACGTTCGCCTTGTGGATAAACTTGATGACAAGATGAAGTTGATTGAACTTGCATTCACTATGGCATATGATGCTAAGGTGAATTATGAAGATGTGTTTAGTCAGGTGAAGATGTGGGATAACTATATTTACGTGGAACTTCTAAAGCGTAAAATTGCTATCCCGCCAAAGAAGGAAGCGACTAAGACCGAGAAGTTCTTGGGCGCCTATGTCAAAGAACCGATTCCTGGATTTTATGATTGGGTGGTTAGTTTTGATCTTAATAGCCTGTATCCCCATCTCATTATGCAATATAACATCTCACCAGAGACGCTTCAGGATACCAGACACTCAACTGTTACCGTTGATAAGATACTTAAAAAGCAAGTAGATATTAGCGGTGAGTTTTCTGTGTGTGCCAATGGTGCCCAGTACAGTAAAGATAAACATGGGTTTCTTCCTCAGATGATGAAGAAGATGTATGACTCTCGTGTCATCTTCAAGAAGAAGATGATTGAGGCAAAGAAGCAGTATGAGAAAACTCCTACTGTAGAACTCATGAAAGAGATTGCAAGATGTAATAATATTCAGATGGCAAAGAAGATCTCTTTGAACTCTGCTTATGGTGCAATCGGTAACGAACACTTTCGTTATTATCGTCTTGCTAATGCTGAGGCAATTACTTTATCTGGTCAGGTATCAATTCGTTGGATTGAGAACAAAATGAATCAATACCTAAATAAATTGCTCTCTACAGAGGAGGTGGATTATGTCATCGCTAGCGATACCGACTCAATCTATCTTAATCTTGGACCTCTTGTTACTAAATTTTTTAGTAATAAGTCTGGCGATAAAGCAGCAATTGTTACTATACTTGACAAGATCTGTCAAGAAAAAATGGAACCATTCATTGAATCCAGTTATAAGGAACTTGCGAATTATGTTTCGGCATATGACCAAAAGATGAGTATGAAGCGAGAGAATATCGCAGATCGTGGTATTTGGACTTCTAAGAAGCGTTACATTCTTAACGTATGGGACAGTGAAGGTGTTAGATATAAAGAACCTAAGATGAAGATCATGGGTCTTGAGACTGCTAGATCTTCCACCCCAGCTTACTTTAGAGATAAATTATATGCAGCGTTTCAGATTATTATCGGCAAGACAAATGATGAGCTTATCTGTTTTATCAATGATGTACGAACAGAAATGCGCACAAGACCTTATGAAGAAGTTGCATTCCCAAGAGGAGTCAACAACTTGGGCAAGTATAGACATCCAACAGATATTTACAGAAAAGCAACCCCAATCCATGTAAGAGGTGCTCTTCTTTACAATCATTATGTGAAGAAGTACAATATAGAAAATAAGTATCCTTTTATTCAAGAAGGTGAAAAGATTAAGTTTATGTATCTTAAAACACCTAACCCTATCCACGAGAACTGTATTAGTTTTTTTGGGGAGATACCTAAGGAATTTGGGATTGAGAAGTATGCTGATTACCAAACACAATATGAAAAATCTTTTCTTCAACCTCTCAAAAATGTGCTACAATGTATTGGATGGCAACATGAAAAAGTCATTACCATTGGGAGTTTCTTTGAATGAGTAAGAAGATCTTTGTAGTCACTTGGACCAACCATGTCGTGGGTCAAGTAGGATCTGAAGATATCAAGTGTTTTGAAGACTACAATACTGCTGTTGCGTTTGCTAAACTCATGCGTAACAAATATAACTATGTTCATTTTTATGAGGAGAAAGTAGATCAATGGGATTCTTAGATACTGTAATTAAAGAAAGTGGAAACGAATTTGCTGGTTTGGTCAGTGAAGGAATCGCTGCTGGTGATATTACTGGTTACGTTGATACTGGCAGTTATATTGTCAATGCCCTTGTTAGTGGTTCTTTGTTTGGAGGTCTTCCTTCCAATAAAGTTACGGCCTTGGCAGGAGAATCAAGCACGGGCAAGACTTTTTTTGCTCTCAGCGTCGTTCGTAATTTCCTTGATTCTAATCCTACAGGTGGAGTCATTTATTTTGAAACTGAATCCGCCATTTCCCGTGACATGATTGAGAGTCGTGGGATTGATGGCAATCGTATGATTATCATGCCAGTTTCTACTATTGAAGAGTTTAGAACTCAAGCTTGTCGCATTCTTGATAAGTATTTGAAAGAACCTAAAGATGAGCGTGAACCTATGATGTTTGTGCTAGACTCTCTGGGTATGCTTTCCACCAACAAAGAGATGGAAGATGTTGCAAATGATAAACAAGTTCGCGACATGACCAAATCTCAGTTGATCAAAGGTGCGTTTCGTGTGCTTACCCTCAAACTTGGTCAAGCAAAAGTTCCTATGATTGTTACTAACCATACATATGATGTAATTGGCTCTTATGTTCCTACAAAGGAGATGGGTGGTGGCACAGGTCTAAAGTATGCTGCTTCTACTATCATCTATCTTAGCAAGTCTAAGGAACGTGATAGCAGTAAAGAAGTTGTTGGCAACATTATCAAATGCGAGGCAAAGAAGTCTCGTCTAACTATTGAGGGGTCTAAAGTTGCAACACGCCTATTTTTTGACGAGCGAGGTCTTGACAAATACTACGGATTACTGGAACTGGGTGAAGAATACGGAGTATTCGAGCGCAAGGGCAATCGTGTCGTTGTTGGCGAATCCGCTGTTTATCCTTCTGTTATTCTTGCTGATCCCGAAAAATACTTCACCCCCGAAGTGATGGAACAACTTGAAGAAGCAGCACGTAAAGAATTTTCTTATGGCAACTGAGCGTATTGAACAAACTATCTTGCGTAATCTCCTCTTCACTGAGGAGTATTATCGTAAGGTAGTGCCCTTTCTAAAAGCAAATTACTTCCAAGAATATCATGAAAAAATTATTTTTGAAGAGATCGCTGACTTCGCTAGCAAGTACGACAAAATACCTACTCAAGAAGTCTTGGCGATTAACATCCAAAATCGTAATGACCTTACTGACGACACGTACAAAGATTCGTTACAGACAATACAAGAACTATCAGACGAATGGATTGACTATGAATGGCTCCTTGACGCCACAGAAAAATGGTGTCAAGACAGAGCTATATACCTTGCCCTCATGCAATCTATCAAGATCGCAGATGGAGGTGATAAGAAAATATCAAAAGATGCAATACCAGGCATTCTACAAGAAGCACTAGCAGTATCTTTTGATGAACACATAGGACACGATTACATTGAACAAGCAGAAGATAGATATGATTTCTACCATAGAAAAGAAGAAAAGATTCCCTTTGATTTGGAAAAGTTTAATTTTATCACAAAAGGTGGTCTCCCTAACAAGACTCTCAACATCGCTCTTGCTGGTACAGGTGTCGGCAAGTCTCTATTCATGTGCCATGTGGCTAGTGCCGCCCTCACTGCGGGGCACAACGTTCTCTACATTACATGTGAAATGGCAGAGGAAAAAATTGCTGAGCGAATTGATGCAAACCTTCTGAATGTACCTGTCAAAGATATTCCTGAACTACCTGAAGTTCTCTTCACTTCTAAGGTACAAGAGATCGCTAGAAAAACTCAGGGGAAACTTATTATCAAAGAATACCCTACAGCATCTGCCCATTCAGGACACTTCAAAGCACTCTTGAGTGATCTTTCTTTGAAGAAAGATTTCAAACCTGACATTATCTTCGTAGACTATCTTAATATATGTGCATCAGCGAGGTATAAAGGTGCTATTGTTAACTCTTACACGTATGTCAAAGCGATTGCTGAGGAGCTTCGTGGTCTTGCTGTGGAATGTAATGTTCCTATTGTCTCAGCTACTCAAACTAATCGCAGTGGTTATGGCAATTCTGACCCTGACCTTACCGA